CAGCGGCGACATCCGGTTTTACGAAGACGATGGCACGACGCAGGGCCTGACGTGGGACGCCTCTACAGGTCGGCTGGGCATCGGGACTACCAACCCAGCATCAACCCTCGACGTGGACGGCGAAATCCGCAGCGTTGGCGTGAACCTAGCGCAAGGCAATGCAGGCGTCGTCGACGCTCGTTTTGCGTTCAACCAAGACGGCACACAGGTCGGCTGGATCGGTGCGCCGCAATGGGACAGTGACGGGCTGTACATCTACGGGCCGACCGCCAGCAGTAGCACTGAGCCAGTGCTGAAATACAGCGCCTCACAGCTCGAACTGCGCACCAGCAACACGAACCGTCTGGTGATCGACAGCTCCGGCAACGTGGGAATCGGGACTGCGCCTACAGGCGGCTACCGATTTGAGGTGAAGAACGACGGCGACACGAACGCACCGTTACAAATCTGGTATGCCGCCATGACTAACGGCACCAGAAACGCCGCCTTCAAAGGCCCGGAAGGTGGTGCAAGTGCGTCGCATAGTGCAAACCCGTTCGTCTGGGACACGGGCAACGCATGGGAATGGCGGACAGACAACAGAGAGGCGTTTGGTATCGACAAAGACCGGGACGTGTTGTTCTACAAGGACGCCGGTGGCAGCGCTACGGAAGGCGCTCGATGGGACCATTCGTCTGGCAATTTCGGCATCGGGACTTCGTTGCCCCATGAGCTGCTTGAAATCGTTGACCGTGCGCCGATCCTGCAAATCCGAGATACCAACACAGGCATCTCCGACAACAAGGCAACGCTGCGGCTGGCGGAGAGCGGCGCTGGCGGCTCGACAGATCAATATTATGACGTTGCGCTACAGGACGGCAATTTCGGCATAAACTACAATTTGACAAATCGGTTCAAAATTGACCGGACTACAGGCGGCGTAAGCATCGGAACGACGACCATTCTCGGCTCCGGCAGCAATAGCAAGCTGTCAGTCAAATCAGGTGCCGACTACGCCCCCGCTATCGCTATTGGCAATGACGGCAGTGCTGCAAGCTGGGCACGGCTTGATTTCGTGAACGATCAGGTGACTGGTGGCGGCACGGGAATTTTCTACTACGACCAAGGCGCTAACTTTGTCATGCGGAACGACGAAGTGGGGGCAGGCGTTTCTATAACCGTGACGGACACCGGCCCGACGCTGAGAGCGGGCGCTCTGCGGGTTGAAAGCTCTGGCGTCGTAAGGATACCCAACCTCACAGGCACAGGAACGCAAGACGTGCAGGCCGATGCTTCGGGTAATTTGGTCCGCATCACGTCCGACCAGCGGTTGAAGAAGGAAATCGCAGACAGCCCATACGGTCTCGCCGCCGTGCAGGCGCTTCGACCGGTCACTTATCGCTGGCGCAACGAAGCCAATATGGGCAGCGCAACAGAAGTCGGTTTCGTGGCGCAGGAAGTGCAGGCCGTCATTCCTGAAATGGTCAATGAAACTCATGCGACCGGCATGCTGTCCGTAAGCTACAGCAAGCTGACCGCCGTACTTACCGCCGCAATCAAAGAACAGCAGACACAAATTGAAGCGCTTGAAGCCCGCCTCGCTGTGCTTGAAGCCACCCCGTAACGCCAGACAAGAAAGGAAACCACATGGCGATTACATACAACTGGTCGGTCTCCACGACCGAATACGACACCGCCACGGGCGGCATCACGATCATCCACTGGCGGTGCAACGGCATCGACGACACCACCGGCACGACCGGCAGCAGCTACGGCACCACCAGCCACCAGCCCGATCCCGACGCTGCTGGGTTCATCCCCTATGCGGACGTGACCGAAGCCGACGCCATCGGCTGGGCGCAGGGACAGCTAGACGTTGCGGCGGTTGAACAGGCCGTTGCGAACCGGATTGACGAACAAGACAACCCGACCGTGTCCAGCGGCACGCCGTGGGCAGCATAACCACCAACGAAAGGACCGAGACAATGGGCGAAGATAAAAAGCCGATTATCACGATCGACGACAAGGACTACACCGAAGACGACCTGACCCCGGAGCAGATTGCAATGGTCAACCACGTCATGTCGCTGGATCAGAAGGTAAAGTCCGCCGAGTTTAACCTGACGCAGCTACAGGTGGGACGCCAAGCGTTCATGGACATGTTGCAAAAATCCCTGAAGGAGGAAGAGAATGACTGATCAAAAGAAATGGTTTATGTCGAAGACTGTATGGGGGGTACTGCTTATGCTTGCCTCTTCTGTTCTGACCAGCTTTGGCCTTGAGCTAGATGCAGCTTCCCAACAACAGATTGTAGACCTTATCATGCAGGCTATCACTATAGGTGGTGGGGCCTTGGCTGTCTACGGTCGAGTGACGGCTAAAGCTGAGATTAAATGAGCAGGTCATTAAACTCGACAATCACTACAGCATTGACGGCTGATTTAATTCAGCCGTTCTTTGCTGTTGATTTGTTGTTTGATTCCCCCAATCAAGTATATCTTTGGAATGGTGTAGGGACCCGTAGTCTTACGTCTGACTCAGGCACCAATAGCTATGCTGGTGCAGGAGAGTTGTTACAGATTGACCCCATCGAGGAAGCCTCGGATATTTCCGCTAGGGGGGCTACTATTTCCCTCAGCGGCATTGATAACTCTTCTAGCTCTTTGTTTGTCAAAGCCCTTGGAACCCCTTATCAAGGTCGAGTGTGCAACATCTACTTCGGCGTCTTTGACAGCAGCGGGAACCCTAGCAATATCGAAGAGATATTCTCTGGGTATATGGATCAGATGAACATTGACGAGGGCGCTGAAACTACAACAATTACCCTGACAGTAGAAAACAAGCTAGTTTCCCTTGAGAGGCCTGCTGGCACTAGATACACTTCTGCTTATCAGAGAGAAAGACACCCTGATGCTAATGGAACCGGTAACCCAGACTTGGGGCTAGACTTTGTAGTAGGCCTCCAAACAAAGAAGATTATATGGGGGGCTATTCCTGAATGAGGTATCAACAAGAGTTCTTAGCTACGGTTGAGGACGACATCCGACCTCTGATACAGCGGCATTGGGAAGATATTGCCCTTAATAAAGACAAGATTAAGTTAAACCCAGATTGGGACGCCTATCACACCCTAGAGCAAGCTGGTGTACTGAAGATATTTACAGCTAGAGAGGGTGACTTGTTAGTAGGATACTTTGTAGTCGTTATCCAATACAACATGCACTACAAGGACCACCTGTTCGCTTCTAACGACATTATCTTCTTGCACCCTGACTACAGAAAGGGCCGTACTGGTATCAAGCTGATCCAGTTCGCAGAGAAGTGCCTTAAAGAGGATGGTGTCTCAGTCTTGGCTATCAACACAAAGGTTCATAAGCCTTTTGACAAACTGATGCAGTTCCTGAAGTTTTCTTTAGTAGAGCGCATCTACTCTAAGTATATAGGAGACTAACATGGGTCAAAGCCTTATAGGCGGTCTCGTTGGTGGTGTCTCAGGAGCAATCTCTGGATTTATTACGGGAGGCCCCGCTAAAGCCCTTGCTCTTGGGGTGGTCGGTTTTATCGGTGGATTTGCCTCTAACCTCTTAGCTAAAAGCAACGCCCCAGAAGCCCCAAATGCCGGAGCAGAGCCTAAGTTTGGAGGTTATACTGTCAATCGCAGAGGCGCTGCGTTACACCATCAGGTCATTTACGGACAGACCAAGATTGGCGGGGTTATTGTTTTTGACGATGCTCATGGAGCTAACAACAAAAACCTGAGCCGAATTATTGCTTTTGCTGGCCATAAGGTCAACTCCTTTGAGAAAATCTACATGGGGCAGTATGAGCTTACTCTTAGCGGAGACAGTGTAACTTCTGCTCAAAAGGTTGATGAAAATGGAAACGCTGTAGGAAGCCCTACAAACCAGTTTAACAACTACATAAAAATCAGGCAAGTTTTAGGCAATCACACCGCAAGTTTGAATGGTACGTTCTCTTCCTTTAGTTCTGAGTGGACCACCAGCCATCGGCTTTTGGGTATTGCGCACCTTGCGATTGTCTTTACCTATGAAGATGACGTGTGGGATGAAGGCTTACCGGAGATCACTGCGCTGATTAAAGGTAAGGAGGTGTATGACCCTCGGACCTCTACAACCGCATGGTCTGATAACCCCGCATTAATTGTACGGGACTTCTTGACTAACGACGAATATGGTCTTGGTGAGGATGCAGATAACATTGACGACACACTCATCTCTACTGCCGCCAATGTCTGTGAAGAGTCTGTAGACGTAACCGACCCCGATAATCCGCCCGCTGTGATTACGGCTGATAGGTACACCTGCAATGGTGCTTGGACCACCTCTCAGGCCCCTGTAGACGTGGTGAGTCAGCTAATGACCTCCTGTGCAGGGTATTTGTGGTATGCCCAAGGCCAATGGAGGCTCAAAGCTGGGGAGTATATAGCTCCCTCTATCTCGTTAGATGAAGGCGATCTTAGGTCTCCTTTGTCTGTAGCTACTCGGCACTCTCGCCGAGACAACTTTAATGCGGTAAGGGGAACATTCAAGGGGCCAAAAACAAACTACCAATTCACTGACTATCCTACAGCTACTAGCTCTACCTTTGTCACCACAGATGGTGGGCTTGAAAGCACTCTGGACCTTACTCTGCCGTTTACAGACACGCCTGAAGAGGCTCAGAGGCTTGCTAACATCGCCTTGGAAAAGAACCGCAGTCAAATTACCGTGACTGGTAGCTTTGGGTTAAAGGCGTTTGAGTTGCAGATTGGAGACAATGTAAGCCTCACCAACGCTAGGTTTGGTTGGAGTTCTAAGCTGTTTGAGGTTGTGTCTTGGAGCCTTAGTTTTGAAGACTACGAATTGCTTGTAAACCTTGTTCTGAGAGAAACTACAACCACCACTTATGATGAGTTTCAAGATGTCTCTGGGTTTGAGTCAGATAACACGAACCTTCCCGGTGCTTTAGGAGAGGTCGTAGTAGATGCCGGAGTGACTGAAACTGACGATGTTACAGGACTTTTGGCTACAGGACAAGTAAGAGAAGTTATTGCAACTTGGAGCAATCCAATAAACAATAGCTTTAACTTTACCCGAATATATTGGAACACTTCTAGCACAAAAGACGTTAATCAGTATTTTGATGAGACAGGAGAAACGGTAAAGTTTACCTATTCTCCGACTACAGCAAACCCTACTGTTACGATCTATGTATGGGCGCAAGCCTTTGATACCAGCAACAATGCTCTTGGAGCAGAGGCGGGTCCTGTCAATGCTGAGACTAAACAAGCAGAAACCACAGACATCGTGGACAACGCTGTCAGTGAGCAAGAGTCTGCCCTAAACTCTGCAAACACAAGCGTGGGAACTAGTTTTGTCACTGTGGCTCAAACAACTATCGCTAACCCGACTGGTGCAGATATTTTGCTTCAGTTTAGCGCTACTGTAGATGCTGACAACGGAGACCTTGAATACGAAGTCCGGCTTGTTCGAGGGTCTACTGTAATTTGGCAACAGTTAGACATTCCTATTGATTGGTCAAGTGCCGATAGGCAAATGATTGCTGCAAACTACAGAGATGTAGGAGCTTCTACAGGCAACAATACTTACTACCTACAGGTCAGGAAAGAGACTGGCTCTGGTAGTGGAACACTTCAGGTTGAAAATAGAATGTTGATTGCTACGGAGCTTAAGAAATAATGTCCAGCATTACTGTTTTGGCTGCTGATGGCTTTGCATCTCCTGTAACCAGAAGGGCAGTTATTTATAGCACAGAAACCGGAGACATTGTAGCGTTTCGATCCGGTAGGATTGAGACGATTGAGTTGGACATTCTAGAGGGTCAGTCTTACCTTTTGACCGAAGAAGAGCCAACCTCGCTAAAAGACAAGCACGTTGTTAATGGAGCTTTGGTACCTCTTTCGACTGAGGTCTTAGAGAGTCGAGACACCGCTGCTGCGTGGAAAAAACTAAGAGCTAGACGAAACCGGCAGCTATATAGCTCTGACTGGACTCAGGCTCCAGATTCTCCTGTTGACAGTGCAGCTTGGGCCACCTACCGTCAGCAACTTCGAGACCTACCTGCTAACACCACAGACCCGAGAGACGTAACATGGCCCGTACCACCCTCGTAGCATTTATTGTAGCCTTTTGGGCAGCACTCTTTGGCCTCTTCTGGGCCAACAACTCATTTTCCCACGATGGGGGGTCATTTTCCCACGAGGGGGGCTTCTCAGAGCGATCTAAGGCGCATTTATCAGAAATACACCATGACTTGTATCATGTCGTGATACTGGCTAGACAGCTCTCTGAGGTGCCGTTTGAGATCACTGACGGCCTTCGGACCCCAGAGGAACAGAGGCACTACTACGATACTGGCAAGAGCAAGACGATGAAGTCTAAGCATCTGACTGGTCACGCTGTAGACGTAGTACCTACTCCTGTAAGCTGGGAGCCGGAGGCCTTCTACCCGATTGCCATTGCTATGAAGCAAGCATCTGACATACTCGATATTCCGATAGTCTGGGGAGGTGACTGGCGCACCTTCAAGGACTATCCGCATTTTGAATTAGTGGAGAGGCCAGATGGTCATTGAGTTCTTGAGTATGGTTGGGGTGCCTATTATAGTCGCCCTGATCTCGTCAGCCGGTCTATGGCGCTTCTTTCAGGCTCGCACAGAGCAGGAACATGAGCGACGCTCCGAGTTTCGTAGAACCTTACAGGAACAGATTGATACCCTGTCTGAGCAAGTCGGCAAATTGAACTACCAAAAAGAGTCCCTACTCCGAGAGATTGCAGAGCTTCGTGAGGCGTTGGCTGAGGCCAAGGCTACAATCCTGCATCTAGAAGAGCTTCTTCGGAGACGGGCATATGAAGATCGTTAAACCCCTAGCAGCCCTATTTGTAGTCCTGTTCTTTCTGACGGCTTGTACGCCTCTAGGCTTGCTCTCACAAGGAGCCACCATAGTCGCAGAGGCCACAGGTAACCCTCAGTTAGAACAGGCTACAGAACTGCTTTCAGATGTTGCAGGAGATGCTGTCCCTATGGCTGGTATTGTCAACATCACTAACACGAACTTCATGCTACTGGCATTATTGATATTGGGTTGGATACTTCCATCTCCCGGTGAGATACTAAGGAATATCTTCCACCCTATAGGATGGCTAATCAAAACACTGCTAATTAAAAAATAGGTTAGCCAAACTAAAACCCCCGTAGGTTGATTCCCACGGGGGTTCTTTTATGCCTAAATTTAGGGAGGCTTAGAAGCGGAGGCCGATACCTGCAAGGAACCGACGCTGGCCACCCTCAAACTGATCGTCGTAGGACCAGCTTACACGGCCATCAAAGTAGACGTTCTCAGCAAGGTCCAGCTTGTAGCCAGCACCTACTTCACCGCCTTGCCAGTCCAGAGACCAGCCGTCGAAGCCCACTTCGGTATTGACAAAAGCGTACTCACCGCCAACGATCTGAGGATGAATAGAAAGCTCCAGATCAGCAGAGACATCGCCCCACTCGTTACCATCACCAAGACCGATGATGTCGCCACCAGAAGCGCCCCAAGTGTAGTTGATGCCCGGGGTGATCTTGAACTTGCCAAGGTCTGCCTCGGTGTAGGCACGAGCCTTGAAGTTGCTGTCAGTGGTGCCGGAGAGTTCTGCAAAGGCAGATACAGCACCAGCATTGACACCAGTACCGAGAGCAATCATGGTCTCGTCTTCAAAGGTGGTGCCAATCTCAACGTAGGTATTCTGTGGAGAGGCAGTATAAACCTGATCCACCTGTGCTGCTGCCACCCCAGACAGAGCAATAGCAATAATGCCGGAAGTTAGAAAATGTTTCATTTTTTCCTCTTATTATAATTATAAACGAGTGGGGGCCGAAGCCCCCTTCTGTTCCAAGGCCCCTCGTAGGCCCGTCTGTTATGCCGCAATGGCTACAGAAGGTGCAACATAGTTGTTAGCACTTATCAGGGTTGGTTCTTACGGAACCACTCGGTTGCCTCATTGTAGCGTCTAGTACCAGTCGATCCTAGTTCACCCCCATAGTTGGTGGAGGTGCGGGGTACTGCCCCCCGGTCCTGCTTACTGTCTTCTACAAATCAACGGCGAACATCGTAAAGTGTGTAGGTGGGATTAAGGATTACCCACAATGAACCACTGGCAAACTCCTGTCTACTCGGTCCAAACCTACCTGCATCTGCTAAGACGGGCCGCTAAACCCCTTCGGTATTACCTTATCCGCATCTGCCACGGATTATTCAGTCACTACACTACCCCAACCGTCGCTGAGGATTCTGTCTCTGCTACACCAGCTTTAGGATCTTATTTCCCTTGGGGCTGGTGGTAACTTCTGCGAAAACACTAAGCTCATTTGCCCATGTGCCGGGAGCAGAATTAATGCTCTCTAGGTGTTTCATCAGGGTCTTCTTCCTGAGCCTCACAGGCACGTTGACAGCGGCATTTAGGCTAATAGTGCCATACACCATGTCACACTCATTTAAGAGCTTAGTAAACTCGGCTAAACTGTATGCTTTCATAGGCTATCCAGTGGAGTGTATAGGTCATAGAGGCTGTCCATGTAGTTCATGCCGCCCTCATACTCATTTATCATAGCATTAAAGCCAACGCAACCATTCTCTTCGATGTAGGCTCTGCCCTGCATAAATGCCTCAAAGAACTGTCGCTTCTGTACCTCTATGACAGTCTCTTCGCTAAACTCGTCCTGAGAAGAGGTCATAATGGTAAGCAGAGCGCCCAGAAAGGCTGGTGTAGCCTCTGGGTCCAACTCTCCGCACTGAGCGATATGGGCTGCTGTGAGCGCTCCTATGTCCTTAGTGTCGCTCATAGCCTTTTGGATAGGCTCTTCAGCTAAGGCCACACCGGGGGCTGACAAGGCTAACCCCAACAAAAAATACTTCACAATATGTCCTTACCTTGTAGCCTGTTAATCTCCATCTCAGCGTAACGCTGTACCTTACGGAGGTCGGTTATCCGGCTCTCTGTTTCGTCCTGTCCCGGGTATAGCTTACTGCCTGCTCGACATGCGTATTTAACCATATTTCCAATCTCAAACGACAGGCGGTTGGTCATAATAAATGTAACAGGTTCTATTTTGTACTGCGTGTAGTGCGGAGGGTGCTTTACAATAGTGTTGTCGTTATTGTTCAGGTCCGGGTGTGTCAACTGAAAGCTCTCGTCTTTATCCATGTCTTCCTCTGCGTAGGGTTTTGAGCAAGCATAGCAAAAACCCCTCTGTTTCTTCGTGTCGTAAGAAAAGCCCTGCTCTCGGCAAGAGGGGCATTTAGCGTGCGTAAGTTCCATCTAAATACTCTCCTGCATAAAGATCGAAATCCACTGCCGACATACTTCACTCCTAACAACATCATCTATTGTAAACTCAATGACAGGTACAGACACATCATACTTTCTACTGAGGTAGACGATCTTAGCTAGACCGTTGGCCTCTTTGAGGTCTGACTGTTGTACGTCACCATTGAGGACGATCTTAGACCCCTCTGCCACCCGTGTCAATAGCATCTTTATCTCATGGGTGGTTATGTTCTGGGCCTCGTCTACAATGATGAAGGAGTTCTCGAAGCTCCTGCCCCTCATTAAGGCTAAGGGGGCTATCTCGATGTTACCGTTCTTCAGTGCGGTATCGAGAACCCCCTTGCCCATCCATTGTTCTAGGACATCCAGAGTAGGCATTGCCCAAGGTGTAGCCTTATCTAGGACACCACCGGGCAAAAACCCTATATCTTTACCGACAGAGACGTGAGGTCTGGTTATGACAATCTTGTCTATGTCTTTGTCGAGATACATCTGCGCAGCAAACGAGGCTGCTATGTAAGTCTTACCCGTCCCCGCTGGACCCAGAACTATCGTCTGTGGACTGGTCTTTAGGGCGTTTAGGTACAGCTTTTGTCTTTCGGTTTTTGGTTGTAGTGGTGGTCTTTTTGGTGCTTGCGGTTGCTGCTTCTTTTGTGACTTCCGTCCAACCGTTCTCGTCATGTCGAATTAGTTTCGCTTCTTCTACGGGAATATGGAAAAACATTTCGCCGGGTCGGATATTCGGACCATAGGCTTGCTTAAGCCTGTCCGAGGTTAGCTGTTCGCCTTTGACGATCCAGCATTCTTTGCAGTCACCACGAAATACGAAGAACGTGATTGTTGCATGTTTCTGTAGGAGCCGTGCCTTCCGCCCCGGAATGCGGAGGTCTTCCCAATCTTTCGGCCATTCTTCCTTCCAAGAGGCTTTAACTTCGGCTTCACTGTAGAACGTCTCCTTATCCTTGATGGATACAACATCAGCGTAGTAGTTCTCTTTGATCCGCTTGATAGTATGGCCTTCCTGCTCAAGGTAGCCGACTAGGGCGTCCTTAGCGGGTACGTCATACTTATCGTACAGGTCTTTCTCAAACGGTTTGTATGTCATGCTTCTGGACTCCTTCGTAGCCTCCTAGATACTGGCCCTCATGGGTCCAGACTTGCGGCACTGTACTATAGCCTGCTTGCTTTAGCAAGTACCTGATCCACTGATTTTTGTATTCAGTGATGTCAAACTCGTCATACAATACTTCATGGAGGTCTAGGTGTTCCTTGACTGCATGACAGGAGGGGCAGTTAGGTTGGGTGATAACGGTCCAAGCCATCAATCATTCTCCATCAGGGCTTTCCAAGAGACAGGAAACAGGTTCACCATTTCCTCAGCAATCTGGATTGCCACCTCTCGGGTTTCGGTTTGACTGTCAGGTCCGAGCCTCAGCTTACACATGTCAGCAAAGGCGTCAAGGCTACCAGACCACCACCAGCTAGTCATCATGGACTGTGGCAGCATCATACGAGCCTGCTCTGGTGCTACACCATAGGCCAGCATATACTCGTACATCTTCAGCACACGGTCCATGATCTCAACGTACTGTTGCTGCATGAACTGCTGGTGTTCCTTCTCGAAAGCCTGACCAGAGCCTTGCTTCTTGTTCTCTGGCCGCTGACGCCAGAGGTCAGGACTGTAGATGTCAGGCTCTTCATCGACGTATCTACGGCTCACCTCGTTCCAGCGCAGGAACTTATGCTTCACCAGTTGACGGGCTACAAACACAGGAGCATCCACCTTGAAGGTCACGAAGGCATGACCGAAGGGCGAGGTGTGCTTGTGCTTGGCGAGGTAGTGGATCAGCTTCTCATCTTTGTCGGAAAGAGACGAGGACTCCTTATCAAAAGAAACCCTCGCCGAGTTTACTACCGACAGATCACTACCACAGTGATACTTTAGGACTACGTTAATCATGTCAGGTCTACGATCTCACAGCTATCTGCGCTACAGGCCAGAGACTGCATGCCCGTAGTATTGTCTTCTACTTCATACTCTCCTAGCTGATTCCAGTCAAGAGAGGAAGGGAAGTCTTTTGCCAAAGCCTCATAGTCTTCCTTGCTGCACTCTTGGTAGGGGGCCTGCTGGTAGACATGATCAGAGTGTGGCAGGAAGGACACACCAGACATCTCGTCAAAGTGCTTGTAGACAAAGGCACCTACTTCCAGCCACTCGTCGTCCTTGACGGTGATGGTCACAGACGGCTTGTGTTCGCACCAGTGCCGCTGATACACCAGCCACGTCTCAAGCTGCTCTACAGCCGTCATATCGTTACGAGTGATGCAGTTGTCAGGGGCCTTTACCGGGAAGCTGAATACAGTTGTGGTGTCAGGCTTCATCACACAAGGCTCAGACGGCACACCAGCGTCCTGCATAAACTTGGTCAGAGGGTCTTTGTTGTCGCCTCTTACAGTGCGGATATAGTATTGGGAATGCCGAGCATGAATACCAGAGGCACTATCCACAAGCTGAGAGACCGTCCCAGACGGTTTAACACAGGTGATGGCTGCTGAGTGAGGAATGCCAAGACGGTCGGCCCACTCTGCATTAGTGCTAACTGCGACATCTCGTAAATGTTCAAGGGTCTTCTCCAGTCCAGCGTTCTTGCTGGTCATCAGCGGGTTGTCCATAATTCCCGTGAGGGATACACCAAGCAGACGCTCTTCCTCTGTGTTCTTCTTCCAGACCTTACGCAGGTATGGGAAGTCAGTGTACTTGGACTGGATGGTGCCAAGGATTGTAGCAATCCGTACCTTGTTCTTCAGGGTGTCGATGGTGTCAGTAGCCCGTACTACAACCTCGGTCAGGTTGCAGAACTGGTACGGGCGCAGGATGATCTCTGAGCAGGGGTTAGTACCAAATTCCCACTCTGGGTCTCGGCGACCGTTCTTGGCTGCTTGGTTCTTGGAAGCCTGCCGGTTGAAGATACCACGCTCGCCGGACTTGGACTCGATGAGGGACTGCCACTCTTTCATAAAGAGTTCTACGTCTGGCTTCTCGGTGTAGGCCACAGAGTTATTAGCCAAGGCACGTTGGCCCTCATTTTCCCACCACTGGCCCGACTTGGCGTTCCGCATGCGGTCGTCAGACAGGTTAGATAGGCTGATCATAGCAGAGCGACGGACGCCACCTACCACCACGACTTGGCCAATCTTACACATCAGGTCGTGACACTCAAGCGAGTTCAGCTTCCGGCCAGCAGCCTTCTTGAAGGTAGCCACAGCGAAGTTGAACAGGTCCACCAGAGGTGCAG